AAATATGAATATCAAATGTTGAGAGAATTAAATTTTATTCTTATGGATTTTGTAGATGAATGGGAAATGTCAGATGAAGAAATGGTAAGGGCTTTATCAATTATGATGGTTGATTATAAGAGTGATGAGAATGAATGAAATTAAAATTAGAGCATGGGATAAAGAAAACAAAAATATGTATTATGATGTGGGGCTTTTAACAGAAAAAGGAAAAGACAGACTAACAATATCATCAGAAGGCATATTCATTGGAACAGAATGTAAACAATTTGAATTGATGTTATACACAGGTATAAAAGACAAAGAAAACAATGAGGTTTATGAAGATGATATAGTTGAAGGTTTGGTTATGGTTCAAAATGATTTAATAGCAGTAAGAGGTTTAATTAAATTTATTCATGGTAGATTTGTTATTGCTGAACATAATTGCTCATTGTATAAATTTAGTAATGCTCTGGGGAATGAAAGTAATGAGATTACAAAAATAGGAAATAAACATGAAAATCCAGAATTATTAAATAAATAAGAAGATTAATTTTATATAATCTAAAGGGGGATGATTAAATGACAGATTTAATAAAAGAATTAACAAAAGAATATGCAGAATATAATAATAAGAAAAAAGAATATGACAAGAAAAGGAAAAACATAGGTAAGACTTTAAAACAGAAAATGGAAGAAGAAGGAATAGATAAATATGAAGATGATAATTATAAAACATATGTAATAAAACAGGAAAGAAAGAAGATAAATGAAGATAAATTGTTGCATATCCTAGAGGAAAATAATATAAATGCTATTACAAAAGCACCAGATATTGACAAATTAGAAGAATTAATAGAAGAAGGAGAAATAAGTAGTGATCTATTACAGGAAATATCTGATTGTATAGATATTAATTCATATAGTTATGTGCAGGTGAGAGATAATTAAAACATACCAAAGCAGAGAATTTTGTATAAATATACATTGTGCAGTTTTTGAAAAGATGGAAAAATCGCAAGAAAAAGAGAAATATAAAAACATATGCAGAGCAGATTGTTTAGCATATAAATTTCATAAATATTTACAAGATAATGATTATAAAATAATAAAGGAAACTTAAATAAAGCACTAAATAAGGCATTTAAATTAATAAGACAACACATAGTACCATTTATATATCTAAATTAAAATAAAGTACAAATATAAGCGTTTAAAGAGAAAATAAAACATAATTAAAGGAGTGATTTACACAAATGAAAATTAAAGAGGTTAAATTAGGTAGGGGAGTTAGTTTTGAAATAGATGGACATTGGCATAAATTACACGCTGAATATACAGTAGAACTGGAAGAAGGGGAAAAAGAAGAGAAAGTAAGAGAAGAAGTATGGGATATGGTTGATACTACATTAAGTGATAAATTTGATAAAATACATGATTCATACCAAAACAAAAACTAAATAAGAGATAACTACCAACCTGCTAAATAGTGGGTTGGTAGATTTATTAACTAAAAGGAGGAATTTAATTAATGAGTTTATTTGATATTTTTAAAATATTTAGAGATAATCTCAATGCTCTTTATTTTCTTGTTTATCTTTGCGACAGAGTTATATCTAAAGAAAATCAGAATGAAATATTTAAAATTACCGACAAAGAATTAAGAAAAAAGTTAGGTATTGGTAAATACAGACAAGAAATGGCTATTGATTACCTAGAAAAGAATGATATGATTACGATAGAGATTAGAGAACAGGATGATTTTGAATTAGAAACTTATTTTTTATTAAACACAGAACATAGATTTGTGCAGTTATTATTACAAAACAAAGATAGGATTAAGGAAATACTTGAATAATTTACAGAAATTTCTTTCCTATAAGTCCTAATAAAGTCTTTATAAGTTTTAAAGAACTTAAATAAGTTATAATAAGTATATATTAATAATAAGGTTGAAAAAGGGGAAATGAGTAGCTGTGTTAATTGATATATCAAAGGTTGGTAGTGGTTTAAATACAAAAATGATTCGTTAAAAAATTTTACGAATGGACTATGATTGTTGTAATATCAACAAGAAAGTAAGGAGGTAATAGATTGAAAATAACTGATTTATTAGTAAAATTTACTGATTACAATTATCTAGTAGTATTATTATATCTTTGTAAAGATAAAAAAAGAAAAATAGAAATAGAATATAGTGATTTAGAGGAAAAAATTGGTTTTAGTAAATATAAACAAAAACAAGCAATTGATTATTTAACAGAAAAAGAATTTATTAGTGTAGAAGAAAAAGGAAAAACAAAGAATAAAAGTTTGTTAATAGAAATAGATTTTGATAACAAAATAATAGAAACAATTTTAGGGGTGATAGAAAGTATGGAACAACTAGAGATAGTACAGGGATTAACAGGTAAAACATTTATTCAAGAAGAAAGTGATAATCCAATAACAGGATTTCCATTTAAATTGAATGGTAATAGGTTTAGTGATCTATATGATTACAGTCTTAAAAAATACATAATGGCTGATAAAGGAGAAATAGATTGGAAAGACATAACCCCTAGAGATTTAGCAGTAATATTTTCTATGGTAACTAATGCTAAATTCGATAATATGAAAACAGCTAATTGGGCTGGAAGTTTGATAAACAAACATTTTTTAAAAAGAAAAGAAATAACAAAAGAAAATTTCTGTACTGTTGCAGTAGAATTTCAAAAAATATATTACGAAGATTTTAATAATGAAATGGGAATAACATGGAATTACATAGCAAAACATCATAATCACAGAGAAAAAATACTTGACAAAGTTATAAAAAGAGTATATACTAATAATAGATATGAAGAATTGCCATCTTTCTTTTAGGACATACACAGTTAAAACTAACATAAATAGGTCTTAAATCAATTTTAACAAACAGAGGATATAATATACCTTACACAGATTTAAACTTAAAATATTGGAGATTTGGCAGGAATAAGAGGAAAATAAAGAATAAGGGAGGGGTGCTATTGAAATGTTGGGCTGAAACTTATTGTAAACAATATAATACAGATATATGTAATACTGATTGTGTTGGTTATAATCAATTAAAGTTTTTATACAGGACAAGTAACATACCTAAAAGGTATCAGTATTTACAGCATTTAGAGTTACATAATTTAGACAAAGACAAACAGAAAAAACTAGAAGAAATAAAAGGAAACATAAAAGAATATGTTGATGAAGGTAAGGGATTAATGTTAATAAGTCAAAATAAAGGTAATGGAAAAACAAGTTGGGCTTGTATCTTAATGAACGCTTATTTTAAAGAAGTAGCACTAAAGAATAATTTAAGGGTTAGAGGTAAATTTGTAAGTGTTCCAGAGTTTTTACAGAACTTAAAAGATGATTTTGATAGAGATGAAAAAGAAATGGAGAAATTTAAGAAACATATTAAACAGGCAGATTTGGTTATCTGGGATGATATTGGTGCAGAAATGCCTACTAAATGGGCGAAAGAAGTTTTGTATAATTATATAAATTATCGTATATCGAATAACTTATCTCAAATATATACAAGTAATAAAGAAGTAGATCAGTTAGAAGAAATGCTGGGAGAAAGAATATATAGTAGAATGAAAGGTCAATCATTAGGAATGAGATTTGCTTCTCCGGACATAAGAAAGGAGGGCAAATAGATGATAGAATTGCAATTCATAAATAAATTATTACAGGAAGGTAGTTTAACACTAGCAAAACAGAATGATATAACAGAAGATTATTTTAATACATATACAGAAGAATATGAATTTATACAAAATCATTATAAAGAATATGGAACAATGCCAGACCCTCTATAAAGAATATGGAACAATGCCAGACCCCACAACTGTTTTAGATAAGTTTCCAGATTTTGAATTAATAGAGATACAAGAAAGTGATAGATATTTAATAGAAGAGATGAATGAAAGGTATTTATTTACAAAAATGACACCATTCATAAGAAAATTGGCAGAATTGACTGAAGATGATAGCAGACAAGCAATAACTTATTTAAAACAAGAGATGAAAAACTTCAATAATTTAGTAACTTATAAAGAAGGAGAAGATTTAATAGAAGATAGTGAAAAAAGATTGCAAGAATTTAAAGAAAAATTAGATGGAAAAGAATTAACTGGAATTAGCACAGGCATAAAAGAGTTAGATGAAATTACATATGGTTGGCAATCGGAAGATTTTGTAAGTATAATAGCAAGAACTTCACAGGGTAAAACATGGTTATTATTATTCTTTTTAGTGAAAGCATGGCAACAGGGTAAAAAAGTATTATTCTATAATGGAGAATTGCCTAATAGTGTTGTTGGTTATAGATTTGACACTTTAAATAGACATTTTAGTAATACAGCATTATCAAAAGGTGATAAGGGGGTAGAAAGAGTATATGAAAAGTACATAGAGGAATTAAAAGAAGAAGAAACACCATTTATTGTTATCAAACCTAGAGATATAAATGGGAAGTTAAATAGCACTAAATTAGAGGGGTTGATAGAGAAGTATAAACCAGACATTGTAGGTATTGATCAGATAACATTAATGGCAGATGAGAAGGGGAGTTCTGGACAGGCATCCTATTTAAAATATGAGCATATAACAGAGGATTTATACCAAATAGCAGAGAAATATAGGACACCCATACTTGCACCCCATCAAGCTAATAGAAACGCTGAAAAAGACGAAAATATAGAAGATATTGATGATATAGAAGTGCCTAAAATAAGTGAAATATATGGTAGTGACGCCATCAGTCATAATTGTAGAAGAATAATAACTTTTAATAAAGTGGATAAAATGACAAAGATAGTATTAAAAAAGAATAACTATGGTAAAGATAATCAAGAATTGTTGATGTTATGGGATATGGATAAAGGTTTGCTAAAACCTTATCTTAAAGTAGATAAAAGTGATGGAAAAGAAGAAGTAGAATCTATAAACGAAAGTGGAGTAGATTTATTCTAAAAAGGAGGAATTTTAAATGGAAATATTAGTAGTAATATTAGTTATTAGTTTTTTATCTTTTGGTATTTATTGTGCCTTAAATTCAAATAATGAATATTTGGGAATAAGTGAGGGAGGAATGGAAGAAGAAAAAACATATACTGAAGATGAAGTAGAAGAGATAAAGTCAGATTTAATATATGAAAGGGAAAAACACGTTAGAAATAGATTACAAGAAGTAGAACATAAAATTGGTTCTAAAGATGGGTGGTATAAATACACAAAAGATGGTTTTGATATAAGTGTGGATTTAGCAATAGATAAGTCTTGTGTAAATGAGATTAGAAATAATATGTATTATTATTACAGGGGCAGACCTGCTAAACTATATGATAAACCCTATGTATCAATAAGTAAAGATGGACACACTATAATAGAAAAGAGAGTAAAAAATAAAGAAGAAATAAATAAATTGATTGATAATGTAATAGATAAATTCACTCAATATAATAAACCAATTTATTTAGCTTCTTTAATAATAAATGGTAGATCAAAAAGTTATTATATGTGGCGAGGTGATTATAATAAATTATTAGAACATTGGAGAGAGCAAGAATCTCATTATTTAAATGTGAAACCTATATTAGAAGATGAGTTTACTATACCAAAAAATAAAGACCAAATAACAATAAAAGAAGAATATAGATTAGAGTAAGGGGGTATGTCTNTGGATGAATTAAAAATAATAGAAGATATACAACAGGCATTTGAATATGGTAAAAAGATAAGAATTAGATATGAAACAAATAAAGAAGGAATACAGAAAGCACAGGAAGAAACACAGGATTTATTACATTTAATAGAATTGAATGATTATGATAAAAAAGAAAAATTATATTTATATGAAGAATTGAAAAAATGTCGGCAAAGAAGAAGAGAGATGAAAAAAGAAAATGAAAGATTATATGGTATATATAAAGCATTAGAAGAAGTAAAGTTTTTAAACAATAAAGAACATAATAGATTTAAAGGTAAATTAGGGGAAGAAAAAGGAAACATAAAAGAGATAATAAGAACACAAGAAGAAAGAGATTATTACCCCAGAGTAAGAACTGATTTATCAGAAGGAGTTAATCCAGAAGAAACTATGTTAGATAGATTAAAAAATAAATTCAATAGTGGGGAGAATTAAGATGAGTATAATTTTAGGTGAATCTAAAAAAGAACATATAAAATTAATGACAGACACACAATTAATAAATCAATTAATCATAGCAGTAACAGCAAAAGCACAAAGTAAAAATAGTGAATATAGTCATACTGAAATACAAAGAGATTATAGAGATAAATTAGATAGAATGATAAATGTCCAAAAAGAAGAGATATTAGATAGGATAAAAGGAGGTAATTAAATGACAGAAGAAGAATTAAATTGTGATGATTGTTGGAGGAAAGAACACTCTTATATATATCCTATTTGTGATTTTATTGAAGATGGAGAATGTATTAATTTTATAGATAAGAATAAATTGTATTTAATGATTAGTGATGATGAAATAGTTGTTGAGGATTTCAGAGGAAAGAGAGTAGAGATGGTAGAAGAAGGAGAGGGTAACTCTAAAGTAAGGATATTAGAAACAGGGGAATTAAAGGCTATTCCTAATAGATTATTGTTGTTCACAGAGGAGGAATAAATGAATTACATAGATGTAAATGGAACACCAATTATAGCAAATGTAGAAGAAATACTTATGAAATTAATGTTATCAGAAGGATGGTCAACAGAAAGAAAAAGAGTGAATAGTAACATAATGATCAATTGTCCTTTTCATAATGATAAAACACCATCTATGGGAATAACATTTGAAGAATTTACAAAATATAGTGGGGATAAAATACCACCGGGAACTGTTAATTGTTTTGGTTGTGGTTACTCAAATGATTTAGTAGGTTTTATATCTGATTTTAAAGAGATAAGATACACAGATGCAGAGGAATGGTTAAAAGAAAATTTTGAAGTAGGAGAATATGATGAAAGAAAAATAGATATAGACATAAAAAGAGAAAACTCCTATGAAGTAAAAGATGATATAAAGTTATTAGATGAGTGGGAAGATTATTGTGAATTTCTGGCGAAAAGAGGAATAAGAAAAGAAGATGCACTACAATATAAATTAAAATATAATAATAAAAATAAAACAGTAATATTCCCTATAATAACAAGAGAACAAGAATTAATAGGTTATCAAGAAAGAAAAGTAAATAATAAACAATTCTTTAGTGAGGGTAATGTTAATACACTTTTTGGTATGCACTTGTTAGGCAATGGAAAGAAACTATGGTTAGTAGAAGGCCCAATTGATTGTGTTGTTACTAATAAATATGAAAATAATGTAGTAGCAATAGTAGGGGGATTAAGTGATGAAAAAATAAAACAAATAAGAAAACTTGATTATCCAATATTAATATGTGGATTTGATAATGATGAAGCAGGAGATAAATATTCCAAAAGAATAGCAAACGAATTTAAAGATAGAATGGTAAAAAGAGCATTTTATGTAGATGGTGAAGATCCCGGAGATATACCTTATGATTTTGATTATAATTTGAAATATATGATTTAAAGAGGAGGAAAACAATGAAGTTGGAAGAAATAGGTTTTTATACATTAAGTGATAATAGAGCAAAAAATACATCTTTAACTTCCCCACTTAAAAGATGTGAGTTAATTTTAACCGATAAATGTAATTTTAATTGTCCTTATTGTCAAGGTTTAAGATCAGATGTTAAAGGAACTTTAGATTATGAATATGCTAAAAGTATTATAGATATTTGGTCGAAAGACAATTTAGAGAATATTAGATTTTCTGGTGGAGAACCTACTACTTATAAAGAGTTGCCAGAATTAATAGATTACACAAAGAAGAAAGGTGTAAATCGTATAGCAATTTCTACTAATGGGTATCAAGATTTTAGTTATTATAAGGAGTTAATTGATTTAGGTGTTAATGACTTTTCTATATCTTTAGATGCTTGTTGTTCTAGTTTTGGGGATAAAATGGCAGGGGGTATAGAAGGTGCATGGGAAAAAGTTATTAACAATATAAGAAAAATATCTGAATTGACTTATGTAACTGTGGGGATGGTTTTTACTAAAGAAACAGCTAAAACATTAATAGATAGTGTTGAATTTGCAGATGGTTTGGGGGTATCTGATATAAGGATAGTATCATCTGCACAATGGAACAGACCTTTATATGAGGTAAAAGATATACCCAAAGAAATATTAAACACCAACCCTATATTAAATTATAGAGTTAATAATTATCTCAAAGATAGAAATATAAGAGGATTAAGAAAAAAAGATACAAATAAATGTCCATTAGTTGTTGATGATATTGCAGTAGCAGGAGATTATCATTTTCCTTGTATTATTTATTTAAGAGAGGGGGGTAACCCAATAGGGAAAGTAAATAATAATATGAGAAAGGAAAGATACAAATGGCATTTAAATCATAACACTAAACAAGATAAAATATGTTCTAATAATTGTTTAGATGTGTGCATAGATTATAATAATAAAGTGATGAATAAAGGGGGTGTTTGATGAAAGATACTTATAGGAATTTAATACATACAGCAAGATTAATGAATAAAAAAGAAAAAGAGATGATACAGGATTATAAAAAAGGAAAAAATGAATCAGAGATAGTTGCTAAAATATTTTGTAGTAATTTTGGATATTTCTTTGATTCAGCAAGAAAGTATAAATCAGTAGATAGTGATGATAAAGCAAGTTATGCTTTACAAAGTATTCATGAAGTTTTACAGGATTTTGATGAAGATAGAAATGTTAAATTTATGGGTTTGGTTATTCTTTATTTTGAAAGGAAATTAAACAAAGAGATAGAGTATCAAAATTATAAGAAAAGAAAAGACTATGTAGATAGTCTTGATAGGATAAAAGAGATAGTGCAAAAAGGAGAAAGTACAGATATTAAATGTAGTAAAGTAGTAAACAAGGAAGGAGGATTAAAGAATTTTAATTATAGTAAGATAAAAAATAATTTAGAAAAAACAGATAAATTAACAAAAAAACAAAAGAAAATAATAAAACATTTATTAGATAGTAATAGGGGTGGTATTGAGAGTATTTCTAGTGATTTAAACATGACAGATGATGAGATAGAAGAAGAGATGAAAAAGATAAAAAATAAAAATATTTATGAGGTTATATCTTGACAAACACAGATTAATATGTTAAGATTATAATACACACAATAAAAAACTTTAAGGAGAGTGATTTGTTAATGAGTTTAGAAAGTATCGAAAAGAAACTGAACAAATTTGGTGGAGGTAATGCTGATGATTATGTTGACTTTTTTCATTTAAGTAATGATGGTGATACAGCTAATGTAAGGTTTATGCACTTTGGATTTGATGATTTAGAAGGAAATGCTATTAAGATCATTCATGATAATGTAGAAATTGGAGAAAGTAAAAGAAAAGTAGCTTGTTTAGAAACAGGAGATTGTCCTTTATGTGCAGAACATAGTAGATACAAATTTAAAATGTACTTACAGTTAATTGATGAAGATGATGGAGAATTAAAAGTATGGGAAAGAGGAAAAAGACTGTGGCCTAATGTTAAAAACTTAATAGAACAACATGAGATGATGTATAAATATCCAGTAGAGATAGTCAGACATGGCAAAAAAGGAGATACAAATACCCAATATATGTTAAATGTTCAGTTCAATGGCAAAGAACTGGAAATAGACGAAGAAACAAAAGAGAAGATAGAAGAGCAGAGAAAGAACATATTTGGCCCAGAAAAAGCAAACACAGTAATAGAAAGACCAAAAGAAGATTTAATAAAGATGGCAAGAGGGGAATTTCAATTTGAAGGAGATAAAGGTAAAGACAATAATTCTTCAAATGATAGTAGTGATGAAGATAGTGGAGGTTCTTCTAAATCAGACTTTTTCTAAAAGATATGGATAAAATATATTAATAATTAGAGGGGAGTTTATTACTCCCCTTTATTTATCATAAAGGTGGTGTGTATATGGAACAAAGTTTGTTGTTCAAAGGAGAAAAGGAAAGAAACAAACAATTAATACAGAAGTTAAAAAATAAAAAATCGGCAAAAAAGAGAGTAAGTAAAAACACTATAAGAAATCAATTAAGTGGTTTATTAGATAAAGTAGAAAATACATTTACTAATAAAGACCAATATAAAGTAATATTAGATCAACAAGAATTATATAAATACATGACTAAAGATAGAATATATGGATTAGATACAGAAAGTGATGTAGTAGGAGATAACCCAGACCCCATAAGAGATACATTAGTAGGTATGTCTTTACATTCAGAAAATAATAGTCCAATATATGTACCCATTAAGCACCAAAAGACACACTTAATCACTTTTGACTATGTTTATGACTATGATAAACAATTAAATTATAAACAAATAGGGGAAGTTTTAAGAGAAGTAGATAGTCAATACATATTACATAATGCAACATATGATGGTAGGGTGTTTTTAAATGCTGTTGGATATTTTGATTTTAAAAGTATAATATGGGAAACATATTTAGCAAGTAGATATTTGAACGAAAATGAAAGAAAACATGGATTAAAATATCTATATGATAGATATATAGATGATAAAGATGATTCAGAATCATTAGGATTTAAAGAGTTATTTCAAGATGTTAATTTTAGTTTAGTACCAATAGACATAGCAAGAATATATGCAGGTAAAGATGGATTAATGACACATGATTTAGGTAGATTTCAGATGGAATATTTACATCCAGAAGGAAAATATACAGAACAAAATGATTTAAAAGATGCAGGACACTTCTTTATTAATTGGGAATTACCTTTATTAGAGCCGGTAGCAATGATGGAAGAAAGAGGATTTAAATTAGATGAAGAAAGAGTAGGAGAATTAAAAGAAAAATATGAAAGGGAATCAGATGAAATAGAAAAAAAGATACATAATTTTATGGATAAATTAGATTTTAGTGGACTATCGGCGAAAAAGAAAAAGAAATTAGGCGACCCCATCAACATAGGGAGTTATGACCAAATGAGTATAGTAATATTTGATGTTATGGGTGCTAAATATAAAGAGAGGACAACAGATAAACAAGCATTGGAACATTTCAAAGAGATAACAAAAAGCAAAGAAGCAGAAGAATTTTTTGATAACATATTAGAATATAGAACTCTTAATAAAATATTAGATACATATATTAATGCAACACCAGAGATGATTTATAAAGATGGAAAGATAAGAACTTCTTTAAATCAATATGGTGCAGATACAGGTAGGTTTACTTCTAAATCTCCAAATCTTCAAAACCAACCAAAAGGTAGAAAAGAGATAAGAACAATGTTTACAGCAGAAAATGGTAAAATATTACTATGTACCGATTTCAGCCAACAAGAACCGAGAATACTTTCCCATGTAGCAAAGGATAAACCAATGATAGAAGCATACAAAAATGGCAGGGATTTATATAGTTTAGTTGCAAGTATGATGTTTGATGTTCCTTATGAAACCTGTTTAAAGGGGGAAGAAAATCAACCATATAGAACACAAACTAAAGCAATTTTATTGGGAATTATGTATGGAAGGTCAACAGGAAGTGTGGCAGAACAAATAGGAAAAAGTTATTGGGAAACACAGAAGATTATTGACAGATTTTATGATAAATTTCCTGGAGTAGAAAAAACTAAAGATGGTGCTATTGAATATTGTAAAGAAAATGGTTATGTTAAAACTATTTATGGGAATAAGAGAAGATTACCAGATATTAATTTAGAACCTTATGAAGTTTACTGTGATGATGAAAGGAAAAAAGAAGAATACCTAAAGAAATTAAATAAGGCAGACTACAAAGAAACAAAAAGAATAAAAAATCAAGCACAATCGGAAGGAGTAAAAATAAAAGATAATACAGGATTTATTGCAGAAGCAGAAAGACAATCTATTAACAGTATAATACAAGGTAGTGCTAGTTGTATGACTAAAAAGGCAATGGTTTTAATAGAGAATGATGAAGAATTAAAAGAATTAGGTTATGAGTTATTATTACCTGTCCATGATGAAGTTATAGGACAAATTCCTGCTGAAAAGGAATTAGTGGATAAGGCAAAAAAGAGAGTAGCAGAGTTAATGTTACAATCTGGCGACCCTGTTTGTGTACCTATGAGTGTAGATCATGAATTACAGTTTAGGTGGGGAGGAGAAGAAAAAGAAATATGATATTAAAAGAGGAAGGTTGTAAGACATGGGAAGAAATGTTAGATAAAAATAACATAGAATATATCAGTCATTTTAATATGATACCAAATAATAATGAATGTATTTATACTACAAGATGTTCACAAAAGAAGTCTGATAGAGATAAAGGTAAATCTAAAGATATTTATATATCTAATCTAAATAAAAACTTCTATAATAAAATGGAAAGATATAATTTGGAATATGCAACAATATCAGATAAATATGGTTTAATTTTTTCTAATGAAATTATTAGTAATTATGATTTATCTCCTTCTAATTTAGATGAAAAAGATAAAAAGAGATTGGGAGAGAATATTAGAAAGAAAGTATTGAAAGAAAATTATAATTCTATATTATTTTATAATACTAGTCCTTTAATGTCTAAACCTTATTTTGAAATATTAGTATCAACTAAATTGCAAATATATTTTTTGAAAACATTAAAGTTTTTTGATGCTAAATTTGGGAGTTATCATTTATTGGAGAGTGGTTTTTATTAACATTTATTTTTCAGAGGTTTATTTAAGATATATATTTGCACAGTTAGATATAATAGAGAATTGTTCGATTGATGATTCTAAATATTACAACAGTTTAAATTTCTTATTGTCTTATTATTATTATAAAAATTGTAGTTATAAAGAGATTCAAGATTTAAAAAATCATAAATATGTAAATAATTTGTTTTTAGATAGTGGAGCTTATTCTGCTTATAATCAAGGGGAAGAAATTAATTTACACGAATATTTAGATTTTATTAATGATAAAGGTGATTTATTTGAACATATCACACAATTAGATATTATAGGTAATGGAGAAAGAAGTTTTGATAATTATATTTATATGAAAAAAAGTTTAATGGACAATGATAAATTATTACCTGTTTATCATTTAGGAAGTAATAGAGATATGTTATATAGATTAAGAGATCATAGTTTAAATATCGGAGTGGGTGGTATTGCTAATGTAAAAGATAAAAAAAGAGTTCATTTTTTAAATAAAATAATCAATGAAATATATAAAGAAAATAAATTGCATTTATTTGGGGTTATTAGTTTCAATGTATTAAAAAGATTTAAAAATTATATTCATTCAGTAGATAGTGCAGGTTATTCTTTAAAGGGAGTTTTTGGTAAAATTATGTACTTAAACAATGATGGAAGTTTAAAAGAGTTCATAGTATCAGACAGAAGGGAGGGGAACAAAAAACATATTAAATATCAGAGTTATAATAAATTAGATCAAGTTTGTAATTATTGGGGATTAGATAAAGATAAAATTATGGAAGAAGTTGAATATAGAAGAGCATTAAATTTAATGGTGTCTTATGATTATATGGAAAATTTAAATAAACTTTCTTTTGAGAATCATAGACAGGAATTTTTAATATAGGGGGAATATAATTAAATGGAGAATGATAGGTTGTTTATTTTAATAGTTTTAAGTAGTGTGTTTATAGGGATGTTGACTATATCTAATGTACTTGCTTTTAAATTAGTAGAATTTACTACATTGTTGATAGCACCAGCTGGTGTTTTTGCATATGCTATTACTTATCCTATGACCGATACAATGGTTGAGATATTTGGAAAAGACAAAGTTAAATTTATTGTTTTTATTGGAGTTTTAACACAATTGTTAGTATTGGGGATAATCCAATTGTCGGTTATTTTACCTAGTGCATCTTTTTTTCAACACCAATCAGAATTTGCTTTAGTCTTATCGCAGAGCAGTAGAATAATATTTGCTTCATTGATTGCTTATTTGTTTTCTCAATTATGGGATATAACTATTTTTTCATGGACAAAAAAGAAAACAAAAGGAAAATATTTATGGTTAAGAAATAATTTATCGACCATTAGTAGTCAACTATTAGATAGTACATTATTTGTTATAATTGCTTTTTATGGTATGATGTCAACAAGTGAATTACTGATGTTAGTTATAGGTCAGTATTTTGTTAAGGTAATTATTGCTGTAATGGACACACCAATAGTTTATATGTTGGTTTATATTATAAGGAATAAATTTGATGTAGGAGAGGTAGAAATATGATATATCTAATAGCAGATACTCATTTTGGACATAGAAACATAATAAAGTATGAAGATAGACCATTTAATAATGTAGATACAATGGATAAACAATTAATAGAAAAATGGAATAGTGTTGTAGAAGATGATGATAAAGTATTTCATTTAGGAGATTTTAGTTTATGTTCAACAAGGAGAAGTTTTTATATATTTAATAGATTAAAAGGACAAAAATATCTAATAAAAGGAAACCATGATGTATATTCTGATACTAAATTAAAAGAAAGAATGGGGTTTAAAAGAGTATTTGAAGAATTTTGGTTAGGAGATAATATTTTATTAACACATAAACCAAAAGAAGTACACCCACAGGTATTAAATATACATGGGCATACACATAAATTATTTTATCAGAAAAGTAAATGGAGAACATCAAAGCACCATTTTTGTGTAAGTGTTGAGTTAATAGATTACACACCAATAAGTTTAGAAGATTTAATAAAAGAATGGCAAGGTCAATCCAATTTAGGGGTGATTAGATGAATGAGGGGGTATTTAAATCATATATTGATTTGTTGAATAGTGGACATTCGAGCAGAAAGGCGATAAAGAAATTAAGAGAGAAAGACAAAGATTTTGAATTGACTTTAGAAAATAGAGAGCAGATGGCATTAAATCTAATAGAAAAAGAGATGAAAAAATACGATAAAACAGTAGTTGCTTGTAGCTGGGGTAAAGATAGTGTAGTAGTATTACATTTACTAAAAAGGGTTTCTGATAAATTAGATAAAGAATTTGATGTTTTATGGAATAATACTAAATTTCATTACCCAGATGTATATAGGTTAAAAGATCAATTAGAGAAAGATTGGGATTTGAAGATAGTTGAAACCAAAGCAGAAAAGAGTTTTTGGGAGATAACAGAGGAATTTGGGTGGCCGGGAGTAAATAGTGGAGATAGGTCAGACAGGGCTAATCAAGCGTGTTGTTATTATATTAAGAAAAAACCAACTAAAAAAGCAATAAAAAATAACAAGTGGGATTTATATTTTGATGGGTTGACAGCATATGAATCAGACAGAAGATATTTAAATTTAAAAGATTATGGAGTATCTCATTATCATAAGACATTTGGGTTGCAAAAAGTTCACCCGATAGGTTGGTGGACAGTAAATGATGTTTGGGATTATATAGAAAAGTATGATGTTCCTTATATAGATTTATATGATAAAGGTGTAGGTAAGTACACAAAGAGGGGGTATAGTGAAGAACAACAAGGCCATAGGGTAGATAGGGCTATAAGGAATGGTTGTTGGTGTTGTACACTTGCTCTTAAATATCAACCAGAAAAGATGAAACAGTTAAGGGAACATTATCCTAAAATGTGGAAAGCCTTGATGGATAAAGGACTAGCAAAAGAGATAGCAAAAAGAAAATTAGGACAACAAAGCACCTTATTTGATGGGTTTTTTGATGAAGAAACTAAAGACAATTATTTGGAAAATAGACCATGTTGGTTTGATAAAATATAAAGGGGGTGTTTAAAACGAGGGTGATAGGTAAATTTTATGAATTGAAAGATGAATTTAAATTAAGTGAGATAGATGTTATTAATAAAATGAAAGAAGATTATGATTTAGAATTAACAATAGAAGATAAAGAAGAAATAGCATTAAATTTAATAAAAAAATCTTTATCTGAATGGGATAAACCTTTTATAAGTTGGTCTGGTGGTAAAGACAGTCTAGTAGTAATGCACCTTGTTCATAGAGTAAATAATAATATCCCTCTTATTTTTGCTGACACAGGGGTAAACCACCCATCTATTAGAGAATTAAAGAAATATTATGAAAGGGAAGAAGGTAAAGAAATAATATCTACAACAGGTGAAAGAGATTATACTTTTTGGGATATAATCGAAGAGTTTGGTTGGCCTATTGGTGCAAGATCATCTGCTAGTAAGAAGGCAGTATCAAAGTGTTGTGATTTATTAAAAAAGAAACCAATGGAAGAAACTACAAAAGGATATAATTTAGAGTTTAATGGACTTACAGCTTATGAAAGTTGGACAAGATATTGTAGGGCAAAAGGAGATGGGAATTATAAGTTTGTTAAGAGTAGAGGGAAAAATGGAAGGCAAGTGTGTATGCCTATTGCATGGTGGCATACAGATAATGTTTGGGATTATATAGAAAAATATGATATAGAGTACCCAGAGATATATGACAAAGAAGTAGAGGGTTTTACTAAAAGAGGAGTTAGAGAGAAAACTAAAGGGATTGAGATGGATAGAAAAGCTATAAGAGTTGGTTGTTGGAGTTGTCCTTTACCTATGCAATATTCCTCCCATGTAATGCGACAATTGAGAACTCATTACCCCAATTTATGGAAAACTTTGATGGACAAAGGATTGGCAGAAGAAGTGGTTAAAAGGAAGTTGGGAGGACAGTCCACTTTAATAGATGGGTTTTACACAAAGGAAAAAGAAGAAGATTGGTTGAAAAGAAGGCCATGTTGGTTTGATAAAATATAAGGGGTGATTAGATGAAAATAAAAACAGATATATTAAAAGAAGGATTAAATAAAGTTAAAAAGTTAGTAGGAAAGAATGATATTATAGAAGTATCTAATTACATAGAGATGATATGTAAAGATGATGAATTAATAATGACTTCAACAGATATGACTAACTTTATTACATTAACATTAGAAGTAGAAACAGATGAAGATTTTCAAGCAATAGTAGAAGGAGAAAAGTTAGTTAAATTAGTAAGTAACACCACTAAAGATATTATAACAATGGTTAAAGAAGATAGTTATGTTCAATTCAAAGGTAATGGTACATATAAATTAGAGATAGCAGATGATTTTCCAGAATATGAGATAGAGCCGGAAGAAGTTTTATTTACTGAATCAGAAAAGATACAATACTTAATAGATAAACATAAAGAAACTTATGCTAAAGACATGAATAGACCTTATTTAACAGGTTTTCATGTAACAGATAAAGTAAAAACTCTTGATGGTATAAAGATGGCAGTAAGTGAGATAAAACTTTTTGAAGAAGATATAGAATTATTAGTACCATCAGAATTTGTGGATTTATTAGGTCTTTTTGATGAAGATGATGAGTTGCAATTTATGATTAATGAGAATATGATGTTAGTTGCTGATAAAGATAATAGTTTACAGATATATGGTGGGTTATTACATGGGTTAGATAAGTTTCCAGACCTAACACAATTTGAAAAGGGCAGTTATAGCAATTATGTAGTGGTTAATTCAAATGATCTAAAAGAAGTTTTAAAGAGGATAGAATTATTTACTGATGATAGTGGATTAATGAATTTAAAAGTTAATGATGATAAAA